AGACCCTTCACGTCGTACACCCTAATTCGTTGATATACAGGTTCCAACCCTGTAAGGAGAAACAAATGCCACAGTCCATGCAACAGAAGCGCAAGAGTTCACTCGCCCGTCTCAAGGCCGCAAAAGCTGCTCACCAGGAAGAGCAGGGAACCAGCAGCTTACCGAGCGAAGAAGTAAGAGCGCAAATCACAAACCTCACCCGTATGATCGCCGACACCGAAGCCGCCATTGTGAAGGGAGGCCGGTAATGTCAAAGTCAATTCTGAAGAACACCAAGGCCGCGCCGACCGCGAAAGAAGCCATCAAGAAGGCTCTGGAGGCACCGGCTGTGAAGGCTGCCGCGAAGGCGCTCACCGGAAAGAAGATCCTGGCGAAGCTCAAGCCCATCACCGTAGTGCCGCCGCCTGTAAAGGCCAAGGCTCCTGAGACCCTCCGCGCTGACCCCGCTCGCACGGCGGCTAACTTGCCGGCGGCGATCAAGACGCTCAGCCGTGAGACAGCAGGGGCGTACGACCTGGCGTCCATAGCCGACGACGGCCCCGGTTACGGCTCGCGGCTACGCGTGCTGAAGGCGCTACGAGGCGGGGAGCGTGTGGCGGCCAAGGACGCTGAACCGGCCAAGCTCAGGCGCGAACTACACGCTGCCATGGGAGCTACGTCCACGGGCGCGTTCGTGCTGAAGTGCGCGGCAATGGAGGCGGTAGCGCGGAAGGCGTCGAAGGACCTGTCCAAGCGCCTATCGGACAGCAAGAAGGCTGGCGACGCGGCAAAGACCGCGTTCTTGCGCACTCAGAAGCCGATCCTGGACGGCAAGCCGATTCTGGATGCGCCTAAGAAGATGAACAAGAAGGAAGAGGCAGCTGACGGCGCGGCGTTCAGGGCTGAGCTAGCGGCTCGGGTTGCAAGAGCGACGTGCGAAGCGGCTAAGGTGTCGGTCGCAGTGCCCCGGCCCAACGCTGAGATTCACCTCGACATGAGTGAGGTCTGCATACTGGAAGACCCCAAAAATGGAATCGTTCTGCTGCAGTTGGAAAAAACTAACTCGCAAGGTGCGATTTGCGTTTATAATAACGGTAGTCGTGTTGCAGCCGGAGTCGTACCGACTGAAGTTCTGAGAACCCTGCGTGCCCTCGCAAGTAGCGATCTAGTGAGAGACGTAAACCAGTTACTACACCCCATAACGGCTGGTGTAATTGTAACGCCTGTGGCGGAGCGCCACTTAACGGCAGTGTTGAATCACTGCAAGGAGAACATCATGGCAACTGTAACCGTTGAAAAGAAGTCCTCAAAGTTCGCACCGCCCGCTGGGGCCGCGAAGAAGTCCGCCAAGAACGCCAAGGTCGCCGTAGACACCAAGGTCAAGGCGGTTGTCAAGGAGAAGGCACCTCGTGCGGCCGCGACCGGCGTCGGTGGCTTCGATGACGCGCAGACGATCACCGTCGTGGCGGCTGAGAATCCGTACCGTGAAGGTACGAAGGCGTTCAACACCTTCGGTCTCTTCGCAAAGGCAAAGACCGTCGGCAAGTTCCGCGAGATGTCGGCTGACAAGGCTCAGTACGAGACCGGCTACATCCGTTACAGCTCGCGCGACGGCCACATCAAAATCAAGTAGTTTCACACGTTCGTGCTTAGCCGCCAACTGCTGTACTGGGTTGGCGGTTTTGCGTCGGCAAGTACTTGCTTACGCGATGCGTAGCACACCTACGGGACGCCCCACCCTGGCCTAAGTAGTAAGCGCAGCGAAAGGGCAAAGAGCCAAGCTATTGACCTCTATGGGTAAAAGGCTACGCATCGCGTAAGTATATTACTACGAAAATGCAACAAGGAAGAGGCAGAAGTGATTTTCAAGCTAGCTGGAACATCCGGAAGCGGTAAGAGCTCATTTATGCGTGAGGCGCTGAAACTGTGGGATTTCACCCCAGTTCTGTGGACACCTGACAAACCGAAGATCAAGGAATACGTAGCGACCGTGAAGCCGGGCCAGGCTCTGCATGGAACGTATAAAAAGGTAGTGGTGCTGGGTGATTACCGCGCACCGTGCGGCGGCATGGACGGCGTGAACGACAAGAACGATCGGTTCGACATCGTGTCGAAGTACGCCGACCGTAAGCACCGTGATACGCTTGTGCTGTGCGAGGGGCTGATCTTCGGCGGCGTGTACGGCGTCACCGAGGGCCTGGGCGTGCTCAGTGAGCAGAAGGGCGCGGTGCCGTGGGTGTACGCGTTCATGTCCACGCCTCTGGAAGTGTGCCTAGATCGCTGTCGGCAGCGCCGAGAGGCACGAGGCGTGACCGAACCAATGAACCCCCACAACACAACGACAAAGCACAGAGCGGTGGAGTGTGTGCGAGAGCGGGTGATTGCAAACGACAACGCGAACCAGCACGTGTATGAAGTGGATCATCGTCTCAAACCGGCGACAGCGTTCAAGAAGCTGTGCACGTTCTTGGAGGCCCTGTGAAGCCTGTGGCTGTGGAAGTTACAGCGGCGAAGCCCCGGCGTGCTGCGAAGACAGAGGCCGGCATGGAGTTCCCGCTGTTGGATGAGTTCGTTTCGTTTGTGACCGAGCGCTGGGCCATCCACCAGCGCCGCCTTTCCGGGAAGCCCGCACCGTGGACGACTGACCCCATTCTGTTGAAGTATAAGTTCACCAACGTTCGCAGAGAGGATGATAGAGTCACGCGGTGGCTCCATGAGCACTGGCTTCGGCCGCACCAGGATGACCTTCCCAGCGCAGTGTTCGCGATGTGCCTTGCGCGCATCGTAAACCTTCCCTCTACGATGGAGGCGCTAGGCTACCCTTCGACGTGGAATGCAAAGAGGTTCACGCGCATCATGGAGAGCCGAAAGGCCGACGGGCTGAGAAGTTTCAACGGCGCATACATGATCAACGCCGTCGGCGCTACGCGTGGCCAGTCAAAGGCGAGCTACCTAGCTGAGAGCGTACTGCCGGGCTGCTGGGCGGCGCGTAAGCGCGTTGCGGCCGCGCTAGAGACGGGGTCGTTGAGAGCGGCGTTCGATGAACTGATAAAGTGCAACGGTATGGGCACATTCATGTCCGCGCAGATTCTGGCGGATATTAAGAACACGCCTGTAGGCCTCAAGGCGGCTGACTGGAGCACGTTCGCCGCCAGCGGGCCTGGGTCTAGACGCGGGCTGATGCGCTTGCAAGGAATAGCCGTATCGCAGGGTAAGTCGGGCTACCCTGGAACTGAAGCTGACTGGCACGCCACGTTACTGGAGCTACGTAAGCAGGTTCTACCGCTACTACCGAAGGAGCTTAAGAAGCTGGACGCTCAGAATCTACAATCGTGTTTGTGTGAGATGGACAAGAGGTGCCGCGTTCCGGAAGGGCGACGCCCGAAACAGTTATTCAAACCTAGTGAAGAGGAGTACTGTTGACGCCTGACAATCTGAACTACTACACAAGCAAGGGCCGTGAAGCAATAGGGCGCTACTGCGGCCTGGAAGGTCTGAAGGAAGTCAAGGCGCTGAAGACCGGCATGGACTTCCGTCACCCGCAGTACAGACGAGAAGTATGGATGAGGTTCTACGAGTTTCACCTGCGTCACCGCTCCCACCCCGGCGCGGTGTACTACGCTTTTCCTTATCTATTCAAGAAACTGAAACTAACGCTGGAGCAGCGGCTGTGGTTCGCTTTTATAAACGGGAATAGCCAGCACGTTGTAAGCACGCTGACAATCTTTCGGCGCTTTCCAGACTTCGAGGCCCTTGACTTTGAAAAGCTACGGAGTTACTTCAACGACAACTACGCACGATTCGGGTGGGACACCGATAGACGCTACCACAGGAAAGAGTTCCTGAAAGCCGTGGAGGTGTATCAGCGCCTTACTGATGGAAACCAGGTAGACTATTTTAAGCAGTTCGAAGGAAAGGATGAAGAGGAAACATTCAGAGCAACTTGGGCCGCTGTACGAAAGCAATTCTGGGGCTTCGGTAGGTTATCTACTTTCTCTTATCTAGAATACTTACGTATCGCTGGGTTGAAGCTGGACTGTGACGATCTGCTTCTTGAAGACATGAGCGGGTCAAAGTCTCACAGAAACGGCCTAGCAAAGGTTCTTGGAAGGGACGACTTAGATTGGAACAAGTCTACTGGGTTTGACGGCGCGTACGTGCCGGGGCAGGTGGAGTGGCTACGCCAAGAGGCGACGCGGCTTAGAAAGGAAGCGCGTGCGCGGTTCAAGGGTCGTGACTTTGAAAAAGACGTTGGGTACTTTACTATGGAATCGACTTTCTGTACTTTCAAGAGTTTTCATCGTAAAAATCGACGTTACCCAAACGTGTATAACGACATGTTTTACAGACGCCTGAAGGACTCTGAGCGCGCTTTTCCTGAAGAAGATTATAGCTTGCTATGGGAAGCCCGTAAGGCGTACCTCCCAGCTGCGTTGCGCCTAGAGGACACGCCTGGTGATCCCGGCCTGTGCCCTGAGAAGCAGAATCACTACCGTAACACGGGTCAAGTTGTGATGCTAGACCATGACTGGCCCTGCTTCAAAAACGATTTCAACAAAGAAGGAGAAAAGTAAATGCACGCACTTGAGGAATGGAAAGAACTTGTGGTAGCGCTGAACCCGGCCGCAACCTTCTCGCCGCTTTACGTAGAAGCGCGCGTCGGTCTAGAGATCGTAGGCGCGTACCGCGAAGAGGGCCCGTCGTACGCCGGCAGAGCGAAGGTTACGCCGGGCGCGGCGGCAGCGGCGGCAGCGGCGGGCTTATAATTAAGTTACAGCAAGTGAAAGGGTAAAGCATGTTTAGTTACAAAGCGAGAGATGTAAACGAAGCGCTGTCCACTGGGCTGCAGCACTTACTTAGAGAAGGCGCACCGGAAGAGTCACGGGCTGGTAAGGTGCTAGTAGCGCCGGGGCCGGTGTGCATTGAATACACTGACCCAAGGCAACGGGTCCTTTACTCACCAGCACGAGATGCAAACCCAGTGTTTCATTTCATGGAGTCTCTCTGGATGCTGTACGGCAGCAATGAGTGTGAGTTCCCACGGTTCTTCAATTCGTCATACAGTCAGTTCAGCGACGATCGCGGCGCTACAATGTGGGACGCGTACGGGCACCGATGGCGAAGATTCTTCGGGTATGATCAGCTTGACTTGATCGTTGAAGAGCTGAAAAAGAACCCGACCTCGCGAAGGTGTGTTTTGTCGATGTGGAACTCTTGGCCCCACGCAGGTGACTACGATCAGAACTGGCCGCCCGGCGCTTTGTTTGACCTAGGAAGCGATCTTCGTAACCACGACTTACACGTAGCAACACACGGCGGAAAGGCTGTTCCTTGCAACACGCACGCCTACTTTGCGGTACGCGGCGGAAGGCTGAGCATGACGGTCATGAACCGCAGTAATGACGCTCTATGGGGCTGCTTCGGCGCGAACGCAGTTCACTTCAGCTTTCTACTGGAGTACATGGCAATGCGTATCGGCGTTCCTATGGGTAGTTATCTCCAGTTCACAAATAATCTTCACACATACACTGACACGTTCAGCGTTGAGAAACTGAACCTGATCGAGCATGAGTGTGATACGGTGGGTGCGCTTCCAGAAACAGGCCCCGCCATCACTGATGGCTTCGACGCTGACCTAGCGCTGTTCATGCCGTGGGCGCTGAGCGTCATACGGGCTACGCCGCCACCGGCTACCTGGGAAGGAGCGACGCCGCCCGGAACGCAGTTGGCGCTCAACGTGCCGCCCTGCACGACGCCGTTCTTCCATGCCGTGGCCGTCCCCATGTTCCTAACGTGGGTATACAGAAAGTGGAAGGATGTCTACAGTATGAATATTTGCCTGTATGGTGTTGACGCGCCGGACTGGCAGCGTGCGGTTAGAGAATGGATCGAACGGAGGGCGAAGTGATTTATGCGGTCTGCGCACTTGCAGGTCTAGTTCTGTCGGTCATGGTGCTGGATACCGTGGCTAGTGAAATGTGGATTTCTAACCTTAACAAGTATGGAACTGACTACATGCGTAGACAGAAGGTAGGAGAATTACTTTGGTGGAGACTCAGCGAATGAAAGAAGTCCTGCAATTTATATCTGAAGGAGGCGCAGTCGAGCGTTTCCATTCTCGCCCAGGCATCAAGCCGAACACTGACGCTCAGCATTCTCACGGCGTCGCTCTACTCTGTTCTTTACTGGTTCCAACAGACGAGCAAGGACGCCCCACCGTGAGCGCCGCGCTTCTACTGGCGGCGCTCACCCACGACTTGGCTGAGCAGCTCGCCAGTGACGTCTCAGCTCCAGCGAAGCGGCTGCTAGGTATTCGGCAGCAACTGCACGACCTGGAGCAGAGTGAGCTGTGTAAGTACGGCCTCGACTATGAGAAGTACTTGACCGCTGAAGAAGCCGTTATTCTTTCGCTGGCTGACTGCTTCGATGGCCTGCTGTACTGCTGCCGCGAACTTGCGCTGGGCAATCGTAACGTGCTACTAATCTGGCGCAAGTTCTGCTCTTACGTCGACGTACTTACTGGAGACGTATCACTGGATACGGCTCTGCTCGCAAATCAGATGTACGAATCAATCAAGTTGATTTATCAGGAGGTTAGAAATGAAGCCGGTCCTTCCTTCGATGTATTCAAGTAGCAGCGTCAGCACTAAGAAGGTTGCAGTCCCAGCGCCCGGTATCAGCCCTAAGAAGGCACGGCACGCGGTCGTGCGCCAGCACGGGGGGACCCACTACGAACAGTCCACGGGTATGTGCCCTATGTGCGGGTTCGCCGGGCTGGAGCACTGGGATCTGTACGCCGAAGCGCCCTACTTAGAGGGGTCGGCCACGAAGTACATCACACGTTGGCGCAGGAAGGGCGGCGTGGAAGATCTACGTAAAGCTATCACAGTTCTTGAGAAGATCATGGCGGTCGAGGCGTTAAAGCAAAAGAAAGCGCCCAAGCAACCCAGCCGATAAAGGCGGGTTGCTTGGGCGCAGAGGAGGCACGATGAAGTATCTAGCGATAGCACTACTCGGATGCTCGATGGCAGCAATGGCGCAAGCACCCGGTTTTGGATG